TCTATCATCTTTATGGATTAGATAGACCTACGGTCGGTGTGATGGCCTCAAATACATCAAAGAAGAGTCGAGAGGTGGAATACAACAGTAACTATTATAAGTCCATCAACTCCTCTATTGCTCGTTGCCTTTTCTACCTGATAAAGACTGATCAGTCTCAGTGGATAGGTTATCTAAAACATATAACTCTTGATTTTTATGCATTCTATGAAACAGAAGAAACAGATCTAATGCCTCAAAATAAAAATCTTGATGAAACCCATAAGAGTGAAGTCCTGTTTGGAGGTTGTTTCGATTCCTTTAAGTTTTTCTTAAAGAAGAAACATCCAAAAGACTTCTCAAGCTTCATTCTGACTGTAAATAATGCAAAAATGGGTTTGCCTCGTCCAACGAAAGATATAGTGAAAGCGAAAACTTACGAAGCTGCAATTCATCTAACTTCTCCACCACGCCCTTTACCCCAAGAGGAAAGAGTTTGGCACAGAGATTACAATGGAGAGATTCGAGTTGACACTCTTAATAAAGCTTTCATTATAAAAGAACTAAAGAGAACTGTTCGCGAAGTATTTGGTAAGACCAAATATCACAAAGCTGCTGATTTTATACAAGATCTTCAGTATGAACCATTCTGCCCTTCGACAAATGCCAACTACAATCGTGGTCGTGCAAGTGGAGGAGCTGTCAGTATGGTAAGTGAACTTATTAAGGAAAAAAATCTAAGTTCTGACGAGAGACTGATCGAATTCGAATCAGTGAGAGTTAATGCTTCTTCCATCATCATTGAGGAGTCATCTTTTCACGGAAAAGATGACGATTTTTTAATCAATGCTCTGATTGACGAAGAAGAAATTTTAGACGGAATAACCTACTCGGACGAGAAAATTCGGAACAAGTGGCGTGAGACCATGGATGCTATACATTTTAAAGCTCTTTCTGAACTCCCAATGGTTGAACCAGTGGGATTAGCAGAAGCCTTAAAAGTTAGAGTAATCTCTAAGGGTCCCTCTTATCTATATACTTATCTTAAACCTTTCCAAAAGTTTATGCATAGTAGATTAAGACGAATGAATGTTTTTCAGTTAATTGGTAAGCCAGTAACTGAAGAGATTATTAATAAAACATTCCCCGCTAAATATATTTGTCCTGAGTTCCAGTTCTTGAACGGTGACTACAAGCAATCAACAGACAACTTAAGAAGTTGGGTGTCAGAAGCACTTGCTACAGAGCTCTTAGAAGTTCTAGAAGAAAACAAAACCTCCGATTCGTACAAAATCGAATTGGACCTACTAATACGGTCTTTAACTGGACATCTCTTCCATATGGAAGATGGATCGCTGAAAGCGCAATTAGAGGGTCAACTAATGGGTTCCATTTCCTCCTTTCCTTTCCTTTGCTTAGCTAACGCGGCATTGTGTAGGATTGCACTGGAGTGGACTTATGGACGGAAGTTTTCATTACAAGACTTACCATTACTTGTTAATGGGGATGACTGCACAATGGTGGCTCCTCGGAAAGATAAATCGTTTCAATGGTTTAACAACCTGAATATCAGAGATATCTGGACGAAAGTTACTGACTTTGCAGGTCTAACATCTTCACAAGGTAAAACAATCTTCTCCCTGCCACATAAACCAATAATCGTGATCAATTCAATGACCTTTGATTGGAATGGGATAAAGTGGGTAGAAAGAAAATACGTTCTCTTAGGTATTATGATGAATAAACCGAGAAGTGGCCTAACCGGCGAGTCAAGGGAAAGATCATATGGATCTCTCGGTGCTCTGCATAGAGAGTTGAAATCCAAGACACCTGACAACTTATGGAACGTTGTAAGTCATGAATTTATTAAAAGTGTGAGACCTATTTTAGATAGATGCCCTAATATTCCGTGGTATACACCAGAATATTTGGGAGGACCAGGATTAGAACCTGAATACGTCCAGGGGGAACCTACGATAAGTAAATATGATTTAAAATTATTTACTTGGATGATTATGCATTATGGTCGTCCTGGTATCCCACAACCTCAAAAAGCAAGATCGCTTCATGAGTGGAATTTCCATGACTTAGTACAAAGATCATATAATGATTTAGGTCTGAAAGAATGTAAGTTTCCAGCTGGAAGAGTCGAAGATATCGATACGGACTTTGATATGGATCGTGAGTCGTCACTTCTGTACAAACTCCTTGTCGTTGAATCTCTCTTTCTCCATGATATGCCAATACTTCACCAAGTTTCAACGTCGGATGACTTGAAATTACAAGATAAGATTGATAGAAGATCTGAAAGGTCTAATATGAATTTTCATCGAAATATGTCTACTTCGATGGTGGGTAAAACTCACATTGAAACTAGATCTTGGGAAGAAATAAAGTTCCAAAAGGAATTGATCTGCTATCCTGTGATAGGTCCACTAGTCTATTACATGAGGGAAGACTGGCGAGAATTTCAAAATCTTGAGGATGAAATTAATAGTCAAATCTACTAAAATATCTGTTGTCATGTCTCTGTTCGACGTTAAATGTCAGCGCTATTTGCGACAAACATAAACCCTGTAGAGGGCCACTAGAAAGACTGGAATCAATGATTCTCCCACAAATCTACGAAATGTCACTTATGTGAACGCCGAGAACTTGTCTAAACGAACAATACAGTAAGGTAGATTGTCTGACCAACATGTGTGTTGGTTCTGGAAATTTTAGTGAAAACAGAAGGAAAACTGTGCGAACAATTTAAAGGTAAACTTTAATCTAAGTCATCCAAAGACATCATAGATGTCTGCGTAGACGATGAAGACTGCGGTCCGATTAATCTTTGCTCAACTGCG